GCAACTGGAGTGTCTTCGTCGGCATCAGCATCTCCTGCAGGTGCATTAGCAAGTTGTACGCCACTTGGACGATAGAACTTGCTCCACTGCTCTGGATCATACAACTTGCCTTCAACTGAAGCTTCGAACATTTCAAAGATTGCTCTTTGTTCGTCAATGCCTGGACGCTTGGGCATAAAGTCGTTCAAGTTAAACAAACCGTGTGTAGCAATTGCTTGCAATTCTTCTTCATTCAAGCCGCGCTCTTTACGAGCCCAACCAGAAGTAGAGTAGTCAGCATAACCACCTTTTTGTGTCTTGTTCAAACGGAAGTCTGTGCCCGCCTGGTAGTCAGTTGGAATATTTTCCATATCTGGATCCATCAACGCTTGCTTGATAAGCGTAAAGATTTGTGGACTGATCACAAAGCGACGGATTGGATTTTCTGGAACGCTGTCTTCTTCCATTGGGCTGTTTACAACAAAGCCTTGGAAAACGTAACTACGCTTCTTCCAGTATGTGCGGCCAAGTGCTTCCATGTTGGGATCCTTGAACCAAGGACGGATGGTGGCATGTACTGGACATGTTTCGCCCCACATTTCAACGCAAGGTACTTGTACGTAAACTTTTTTGTTTTCGTCTTGTCCTACTACGCCAGCGAATGGGATCTTGATCATCTGACGCTCGCGCCAGAAGAATGTATTTGTTTCGTCTGCGTCTGGGAGGAATCGAAGTGAGGCCGATGTGCCTTCTGGGATATTCCAATGTGCATAAATGGAGTTGTCACCGCCACCTTGCCTAGTACCACTGGATTTTTGTGCTTGCTCTGCTAGTCGAGCGCGAATTTCTGCTAATGTTGCCATGATGAGTTTTACCTTTAAGTTGAGTAAGTTTGAGTGTTAAGCCCTATAGCGGACTAAAACAACACATGCGTTTTTCTTGTGCATGTGTTGTAGTATACTTATGATTGTAAATTAAAGCAAGAGGCTTGTTAGCCAGATTTCGGACAAATTAGCCAAAAAGACGATTTAAGGATGATTCTAGGTCAGCAACTGCTTCGGACACCATGTCGTTTGGTTTGATTGGTGCTTGTCCCGGCTCGTTGGCTGGAAGTTGGTATTCGGTGATGCCACTTAGGTCACCTGTACGTGCGGCACGTTCCATCATGCGCTTTAACATAATGACTTCGTTCTTGCCACGGGTACGAATGTTTGAAACTTGATCCGTTTCTTCTAGACGCTTGCTCCAACGTAGCAGTTCCATAATATCCTTACGACGACGACTGATTTCTACAATCTTAGTGCCCATTTCATCCCAAGGCTTACCACCAGACTCTACATGCAGAGCCATGACTCTAGCACCCAGCAAGTGGTTGTATGGGAAACGGAAACGCTCTCCATCTTTTTCCACAAATAGGGCTTGAATGTTACGACTACGAGCTCCAGGCTTTTCTTCTGTTACAGATTTGGTATGAGCCAAACGAATCTGTGTACTGCCCAGTGGGTGGTAGCTGATCTTTAAGCTGTTGCGGCCTTCTGTTACAGTTTCAGTACGATGAGCCATTTTCTTTGGTTCAATTTCGCCTTCGTAACTACGGATAGTTGTGCCATACAAATAGCGACGAGCCACTGCTTGGATACGCGGTTTGAATTCAGTCTTGAACCACTCAACATCTGTAGTTGAAGGATCGTACCAAACTTCAACGTCAGTATTGTCATAGTTGACCATGACCATGATATTTTGGTCCGGTACGTATTGATATACTGCCAGCTCTTGATCCAGAGTGCTTTTGCCGTCTACATCTTTGAATGTAGAATTATGGCTCACCCCTGCTACTGTAGCGGCTAATTCTTTGGTTAGTTGTTCTCTTGTAGGCATAGCTGTATTTAGTTATAGGAAGCCAATTGGCATTGGTCTTAATACTTCATCGGTGCCTGCATTTACAAGCCTATCGTATGTTCCAGTATCCCAGGTCATAACAACTTCAGTCATGCGTAATGCCAAGATTGTTGCCATTACAAGGTCATCAGTTTCACCTTCTTTGGCTGCAAAACTTGCCCCTCGAGCAATAAAGTTCTTTAGTTCGCGCAACAAGTTATGACTATAAATTGTCATCTTGTCGCTTTCAACATAGTTCTTTAAACGCATACATGCTGTAATTTTAGTCTTATGCGTGGTGTTAAATCCTCTACGCCCACGACTTTGTCCAGCACGTCGGATTTCTTGTACAAACGTACCCGGAATATGCTCTTCGCCAAATTCACGTATGCTGATCAAGGCTGCTTCGCCAATTGTGTTGTTTTCTACTGACCAGTATATTTCAGCTGATCCGTTTGTTTCGTCTTGTAGCCATTTTAAAATAGAAACAAGTGTACGAAGCTGTCCTTGGATATCAGTTTTATTGTGTTGCCACTCAGCTACCTGTTCAAGCTCGGGCAGTTTGAATACTTGAATAGCAGCCGGGTCTCCGCCTGTGCCCAAACTTGGATCCCATCCAACAACGTATGCGCTTTGTTGTTGTGGATATTTGTAAATGCGAACTTGCCCCATTTTACCATTTGGATCTTTGCTTTCCATAGTAATCAACTTCATTGAGTTGACCAAGGTTTCGTCAGCAATAACGAATTCACATTCGTGTTCGCGTAAGAAACGTTCTTCTCCAATCTTGACACGCTCGGTTGAGGCCCATGCTTCATCGCGGTCTGGGTGCTCGCTCCAAATAAACTTGATGCTGGCAAAGCCGTTGCGTCCTAGCTTTTGCGGATTACCGTACTCGTCAATGTTCTTGGTAGCATCTTTCCAGATGCGAGCAAACTGGTCATCGTCTTGGTTAGGTGTTGAAGTGATAATACACTTACCACCAGTTGACAGTGTAGGAGATATAGAAGTCCAAAACTCACTTGCAATGCGTGGCTTAACGAAAGCAAACTCGTCACAATAAATTAAGGATAATGACATACCACGAGCAGTTGTTTCTGTTGTAGTAGTTGAAATAATACGACTGCCATTGTCAAAGTCAATGCTGCCTTTGTTATAGCTTGTTGCACCAGCTTTTAAAAACTCTGGTAGCGTTTCGTATGTGTAACGAACACGTTGCATAATTTCCTGTGCACCAGCAAACTTGTGCGCGGCAATTAGAATTGTTTGATCTGCCATGAACATGGCTCGCCACACAAGGTAAGCGGCAGCACATGCAGTCTTGCCCATCTGTCGTCCCAGCATGTTGATGCTATAACGATTTTCATGATAGCATGTAATTAGTTCACGTTGGTAATCAAAAAGTTCAAATCTAACCTTGCCTTTAGTAGGGTGTTGCACCCAGCAATAAGTGTCAATAAAATAAACTGGGTCTTGAGCACACAAGGCAAGCTCACGGACATGTGCGTCCGTGAACTTTTCTACTTTGAAAGGCGACTTGACAAAAGTATTTTCGACTGCCACAAGGGCTCCTAATTACTTTTTACGAGCAATTGACTCAGCTACAAATTTGCGGTACTCGCCCATTGCACGTTCAAACTGCTCTTCAACGCTGACCACATGTGAGCCATCGCCCATTGGGTTTTCACCCTGACCGTTTGCGCGATTTGCACCAAACGCAGGACGACCTTGGCCAGTGCCATTGCCCGACGGCAAGCTGTCAAACTCTTGTGGCTCATTCATTGATGTAGTTGCTGGACTATTCATTAGCTTGCTTTCTTCTAAGCCAGCTAATTCTAAAATACGAGCATAACTTTGTTCGTAAACGCCTTGGCCAAAGATAGAATTAGTAGCAGGAGCTTCTTCCTTTACTTCTTTATCTTTGTCTGCCCAATCAGGAACACCGTCGCCATCTTCATCTGGCTTCTTGTTGTCGTCTTTGCTGTCATCTTTGTCATCAGACTTTTTACCACCTTTGGCAGCAATCATTTTTGCAAATGCGGCTTTTTGTGCGGCGCTTTGTGCTTCATTGGTTACACCAGCCAATGATAAAATACGAAGTGTTTCTTCGTCTAGTTCTTCAACTGCTTCGCCAACTTCTTTCTTGGCTGCGGCATCGTCGGCTTTCTTACGAGCTTCTTCTTCGTCGTCAGTTTCTGTACCACCGTATACACCTGAACCAGCTTGGTGCTTTAAGCCTGTTGCTGTTTGTGTAACGGTACCACCTTTAGAAGTGTATGACTTGTCACCAACTGCTTCTTTGGTTTCTTCTTCTGATTCTTCTTCGGCTTCTTCCTCTTCGGATTCGCTATCTTCGTGATCTTGATGTTCCATATCGTGGTCAGCCATGTCATGGTCACCGTCACCGTCGTTATCACCAGGGACTTGATCACCTGGTACTGTTGGTTCTGCACCAACATACATAACTGCTGGCTCTTCAGCTGGCATTTCTGCAGGCACTTCGGCGCCAACATCAGCACTCATGCCACCAACTTGAATACCTGCCAATTTTAAAATGTTAGCAATTTCATCTGCGCTGTCTGTTGTAACGCTGATGTTCTTGCCTGGCATGTTAATGGTAACAGTCATCGGACCTTCACCTTCGGGAGTTTGACCAGTTACACCAGCCATGTCATCCCAGCACTCACCAATGCCTTCTTTGGCAATACGGATGCTTTCATTTACTTGTTTCTTAGTCATTATTTTTCTCCCTTGCCTGGAACAGCAATTTTATTTTGTTTAGTGCCGATTGGGCTAGTCTTGCCATCAGCTGGGCCTGTATAGTCAGGACCCGAAGTTATTTTACCAACTTGTTGTGTGATATTTGCTTTACGCTCTTTGCCAGCGGTGCCTTCAGCACTTAGCATGTCTTGATTGTACTTGTCACCTGCGGTGTCATCAGCACTGACTGGGTTGGCTTCTGAATCAGCATAGTCTTCACCAACCTTGGCTTTGTATTCGCCTTCTTCGGTGTTGCATGCTTCGATTTGCTGTTCAATTGGTTCGTTACGACCAAAAACTTTTAATGCACCTTTTTGTACTGATAGCATACCGCTTAATTCTACTTCTAACACAGGTGGGCTAACTGGTAAACGTGTTACCACATCAACGATGACAATCTCATGTCCCGCTAATTTTGGAAAGTCCATTGGTTGCGATTGTAGCATTAGCTTTTCTGCGCGGCCAACTTCTAGTGCGTCATATTTTTTCATATGGCGTTCTAAGCTCTCAAGTTGGCGATCGGTTGGCTGGAAAGCCATCTTAACACGATAGCGATGTTCTCGCTGTAACTGATTAATATACTCTAATAGTGTGGGCATAATTAAATCCTCTCATAAGACTATTTATTATGACCAACGCTCTTTAGGATTGCTTGCACGATATCATTGCGATTTCCCATTAATCCGCCTTCGGTTGCGTCTAGTACGTTACCAGAATCTGAGTTCTTTTCCTCTTTATCCATACGTGCTTTACGCAACTGCAATTCAACCATTTTTAGCTTTTTGTCTAACTTGGCTGTTTTAGCATCAACTGCTGTTTTCAACAGTTGGGCAGCAACTTCAAAAATCTTGCCTGCATTTCTATCATCTACGTTAAATCCCAAGTCCATCAAACGCTCGCTTTGTTCTTGCGCGGTGTTTGCTAGCTTGTCAAGCTCACGCTCTGCTGTTGCCATGTCTGTTACAGTGGGCAATGCAATATCGACACGATTTGCCATGTCAATAGTAGCGGTAGCCACATCAAGCTGTTGCTGAATTTCTTCAGAAACTTCTGGTTGTGTGTGGTCTGAAGCAGTTGCTTCCTCAATAGGCGGGAAACCAAATACTTCTTCTAATTTCTTAGTCATGTACTTACTTATGACTTATTTGCGGCGTTTGCGTGTTGGATTAGCGTTATTGTAGATATCTTCTTCCGTTAAAATACGAAAGTGTGCGCCCATGCGTTTGCACCAAATTTGTGCGGCTTGCCACTTGCACATGTTGAGTGCCACTGCCATTTTTTCTTGTTGGCTACGGGCCAGTTCCATGACTGCTTGTGCTTTGGGTTTGATTTCAATGAGTTCGGCGCGATTGACTCCATTGATTTGATATGTAACCAAAAAGTCTGGTACATAGAATGTATCACGACCAGTAAAGGGATTCTTATAAGGTATACGAACTGCTTCACTTGCCCAAGACACTACACTAGGGTGATTATCGCAAAATCGCATAAAGGTCAATTCCCAGCCACTGCGATATTTGGGAGTGCCTTTGCCTACATATTTCTCAGGGTTCAATATAGTGTAGAACCCTTGTGAATAGTTGTTTGCCATTATAGTTCGCGTTGTGCTATTGGAGAAACTGCTACTGCTGTTTTCTTTGTGTATCGAATAGTGTCTGGTAAGCTCATGTTGATATGATCAAGAACTGATTGATCAACGTCCAGTGTGCCTTTGGAAACAGCTTTTTCTATTAGAACTTTGAAACTTAACTCTAGGTCAATGCTGGCTTTCCATAAGGCCATAACAATTTGCTCTGCTGGAGTACGGGCAAGGCCTAAACTTAGTACCTGTTGTACTGCACGATCAAATTCAACTTGCGGTATTACTTTGTATTTCATCATGATTAATAATCCGGTGGCCTGTTATTCCGTTTAATATACTGCTGTTCACGATTGGCCTGAGTATTTGTTGCTGAAGGGTTGTTGTTTGTACTCTGTGGTACTCGTCTATCAGTAAACGATCCATCGGCGTTACGAGTGCGTACTTGAGAATTGTATCTTGGGGCTGTTCGTAATGCTTCAAGTTCGGCCATTTCTCTAGATACTTGATGAGACCGTGTCGAGTTATTCAATGGTGGATATTTCTCCAAGGCAGCAACGTATGCTTTCTTATACTCAGGATTCATTCCACTATCCCCTTGGACATAGACTGTTTCTTGCTTGATAAATTCTTGATTAGCGGCACTTAGTGGTTTTCGACGTTGTACCTGTTCTG